ACATAGTCATAATTAAAATCTAAAAATCTTCTCCTAAAAAATTTACTTATCATCGTATTGTCTCACATCATATAATATATTTCCACTTTTCCTCTTAAAGGAGACATTTAAGTATTGTGATCTACGTTAACTGTATTCATATCACTATTAACAATACTTCTTACAGCTGCTCTTTTATCACCTATTATTTTTTCAGCACCTTTATTTCTAGCTGCTATTTGTAAAGCATTATCTATTTCTTTTATAATAGTTTTTATTTCTTTACCAGTAAGCTTATCTAAACTAGTAGATATTTTTTTCTTTAACATCTTATCTAGCTTAGCTTCAATTATTTTAGAATCAATAAAAGATTGTTTTGATATTCTATCATTCCACTCTGCTAAAGTTTCTTGTCTATTCCAATTATATTTACCAAAGCCTAGTGCTCTAAGCATTTGTGCAATACCTTTTGAAGTTCCTGTAGAAGATCTATTAGTTTCACTTACTTCAAATAGCTCACTAATAACTTTAAATTTACTAGCATCTTCTGTAGTATCAAATACTTCATTATCTGGTATTTTATTTAAGTCACTTTTAAATTTATTGTTATAATATCCTGTAACTTTTTCTAAGAAATCTTCATTAATTAATGATTCTTTATGATGTCTATTTGCTTCTTTCCTAACTATATCAGCAGTTCCTAAGTCTAATAAAAACGCATCAAAGATAGGTAGCACAAAAGTATTTGAAGCACCATTTGATTTAGCAGCTTGTTGTATTGCTGACCATGAATCTGTAAAAGTTCTAGTAATCATATTAGCATCAAAGCCTTGTGTTAATGCAGGTAATAATCTACCAGTAGTAAAGGCACCAGCAATTTCAGTTTCACCAAATAATTTTCTTGATGCTCCTGGGTTAGTAACAGTTTTATATTGTTGTACTGTAGTAGGTTTACCATCTAATTCATATTGTGTAGCACCATCCTGTAAAGAATCTGTACCTGCAATTGTAGAAAGTATTCCAGTAGGTTGCTTAATTTTCATTAATGATCCTGATATAGCAGACATAAATGCATTAGCTTTTATAAGTCTAGCTGCTGCTAATGTTTCAGGATCCATAGTTTCAAATATAGAATCAACTAATATTGTGTGTAAAAATTCTACAACCTCATTAGTATTTAAGTTATGATCTCTAATCATATCTTGAATATCAGAACTCATAAATACTGCATTATCTACATGACCAACTAATGATCCAATCTCTTGACCATAACCCATAGTCATAGGTGACTTCTTTAAAAAGTTTTCTCTATCATCAATAGCAGCAATAAGTATATCTCTATATACATCCTGATTTTCATGATTAATATAAGTAACACCTTGAGTTATTGTATCAAATTTCTTTATCATAGTATCAGCCATAGCATCTCTAAGATCTGCAAATTCACCGGACTCTACCATCTTTTCAAAGTTCTGATCCATTATAATACCAGATCTTTTAGCCATATTAGTACTACCTAATAACACAGCCATAGTAGAAGGACCATGAGTTTTACCATCCATCTCTAATGAAATAGTAGATTTAAAAGTTTGAGGGCTACTTGGATTTTTTAAGTTAGCTTGTTTAATTCTATGATAATCTGCTAATGCCATTAAATAATCTGCTTGCAATACAGCTTCATCTTCATACTTTGCTAGATAAGATTTTAAACCCTGCGTCATAGGATCACCACCAAACTGCTGACCTATAGTTTGTTTAATTGATCTTACTTCACTAGGACTTGTAGCATTTTTAAATCTAGCTAATAATCCTTGCGCAGTTTTTGTTTTATAATTACGAGTAAGCTTAATTAATTCTTCACCCATTGCTACATATTTCATATATAAACTATTAGCAGGATTAGTTTCAGCATTTAATTCTTCTTGTTTAAAAACTTTAATTCTTTCTTGTGGTGTTCTAGCAATACCATATTTCTTTTTAAAGTTTACATCCATTCCAGATAGCTTTGGATTTTCAAATAAATGTGCAGACATAGCTTCAATAAAAGTTGTGTCTAGTTTACCTTGACCTGGAACCCATTGATAAACATTACCACTACCTACAACACTTCTAATTATTTTCTTTGCCTGAGGATTATATACAGTTTGTTGTGCATGCATCCTTCCAGTTAATGCTTGCATAGCAAAAGTTAAATAATTAGCTTTACCAGAGTATCTTAGCATACCTTCAACAATACCTATTGCATTTTCTCTTTCAAGATTAAGAATATTAATAGGATCATAAGCTTCTGCTTGTGCTCTTAGCGATGCTGCTTTTTTATCTTTACTCTGTTGTGAAGCTCTTTCAGCAGCATTAAATAGTTTTGCTTTTTCACTAACTAAGTTTTGATATTTCTGTTTACCTATCTTAAACATATTAGCATAGTCATCTGTTGTAGGATTAGATCTATACATAGGTTCTTGATTATCTTGTACTTTTTCAGGTCTTCCTGCATTTGCTAATGCTAACATAAATAACATAACACTAGTAGCTTCTCTACGAGGATCATTTACAAAAGCAACTTTATTCATATTAGACATTGCTTCAAATACTTTTGTTGTATCACCAAGATCACCAATCTGTGTAGTAACTTTCCTAGTATATGTCTGACCCTCAAAAACCATTTGGCCGTCTTCACTTGGTGCAACCATAGGTTTAACTTCTTCTCTACCAAATAAACCTGAATACATGTGATATAAATTTTCAAATATACCAGAACCTTTTGGTGTTAAAGTAAAAGTAACTTGCCCATTTTCTAATGAGCGTGTAAGCATATCTGGGTTGGCTCTATGATACCCTTCTTTAGCTAAGTCACCTATCTGTACAAATACATGATTAGGAATTGATTGCATACTAGCAGCATAAGTATCTGTAGGTAAACCTCTTTTATCTGCTTGCAATCTTTTATATTGTTTAAATACTTCTCTACCTAATTGTGCTCTTCCCTGTGCTTTACTATACTTAATTTGTTTAGCTACATTACCATCAGCCAATTCAGTTTCATCTATAGCTTCAGCACTTTTATTATCTGTAGTATACATACCCTGAATATAAAACTGCTCAGCTACTAAACCCATAGTTGTTAATAAATCATTATCTAATTGTACTAAACCTTGATCATCTATTAATCCTGCATCTAATACTTCAGGATGATATAGTATTGCTTTATTACTCATTTCAATTGTAGAGTTTCTTAGTAAAGGAAACTTAGTAGTCAGCTCTACATCTACTGGATCTTTACCAGTTTTCTTAGCTTCATTTGCTTTTCTTCTTGCAGTAAAAGTTGCTTCCCAACTATTTGTATCTGCTAAAGTTTCTCTTTCTAATCTACCAAAAGCCTGACCACCTACATTAATACCCTGTAAATTTTTAGCTCTTATCATAGGACCAACCATAGCAGAATCAGTTCCATTAATAACTGCATCTAATCCAGCTAATGTAACTACTCCTTGTACTTCTGGTATTGACTTAACTCTTTCCTGTTCTCTTTGCTGAGCTTCAATAGATATACCTTCTCCAGGAGCAGGCTTAACTACTTGATCTGGTATTTCAATTTGTGCTGAAGGTTCTGCATTACCTTGCTCAGGTTGCTCTGTAATACCTGGATCTTGTAAGTCTGCACCCATAACTCTAGCAACATCTTGCTGCTGTACAAAAGTATCTTCAGCAATCGTAGGCATGAATCCTGCTAGCGGTAAGTTTTTAGATTTTTCTAATATATCCGTAGGTAAATTGCCCTGAGTTATTGAAGGGGTTTGTCCTGGTACATTAACATTTATTGCCATATAATTCTCCTTATGCAAATAGCTCGGCTATATTTCTGTTAAGCTGGTTAACAGGTCCGATAATAGGCATAGTCTTTAATATTTTATAGATACCTGTTTCAGTTTTCCCTTCTACAACTTGACCGACACCTGTAGCAGCTCTTGTTATATTAGATAACGCAGCTGCTTCTCCTGATACTGTTTGAAATAATTCTTCTACCATGTTACTTGATGATGTTTCATAGATTGGAAAGAAGAAGTTTAAAGGTCTTTCAGCTACACCAATTAATCCTGATGCACCTATACCTCTTTGAATTACTTCAGCTCTATCTAAATACGGTGTAGCCATACCATATTTTAATAGATCTTTTAAATACTGTGATACAAATCCTAGCATAACCATTGTTGACATAACTGCAAAAGCATTATACTTCATTGCAGGTGTACCACGTTTAACATAATCACCCCACATTCTAGGTATTTGATTAGCTGTAAATGTAGCTATAAAACCTTGGAACTGTGTGAATAAAGCTAAGTGTGGGTTGTTATAAAACAAAGGTCTATTAGCAGTACCAGGTAATGCAATAGCTTCATTAACAAAATTGTATTCAGCTTGCATAAATATTCTATCTAGCTCTGCATCTGTTTGTGATCTTCTTAATCTATAGTTCTGTATGCTTTCACCTGGCATTACATTAACTGGTTGATTAGCTAAATCTAAAAGTCTATTAACATTAATACCTAAGTTTCTTAATTGTTCTTCAGCTTCTTGTACTTCATTAGTTTTAACTCCACCACCTTGTCTAGCAACTTGTATAGTAGCTAAGTGATCCATAATAAAATCATCAGCTATAGCAGCTCTTATATTACGTGTGTAGTCTGTCCATTGTTGTAAACCAATTACTCTAAAGTATTTATCTAATAAATATCTTGAAGCATAAGTATTTTCTGTAGCACCTGTAGTTTGTGATGCACCAACATCCCAATCAAAGAATCCTAACTTCTGTAAACGAGCTTGTCTTTTTTCTTTATTAAGTCTTGCTTGTACAGAATTAATACCAGGATTTGTTATGCCACTCCATAATGCTTGTGCAAATTCTTTAGCAGACACTCCTATTACTGTACGTATTTGTTCAGGTGTTAAAGCTCTCATAGTCATCATAAATTCTACAAAAGATGATACAGTTGCTAAAGGTAATCCTGCAAGTGTAGTCCATACTAATATATTCTTTTGTATATTTTCTAATGTTTTATTTTGTATTCTTTTATAGTTACCTGATTCAGCTTGTAAGTAATCTCTTAAGCCTGCTGCTATTCTATTAACTCTTTCTTCAGATAAACCTTCAGCTTTAGCTTCTCTTAATAGCTGTGCAAAAACTTCATTATTATCACCAAGAAACTTTTCGTATGCTATAAATCTTGTAGCTGATTTAGCTGCATTAGATATGTTTACAAAATGATCTTCTTCCATAAACTGATTAAATCTAGCACGCTCTGATAAACCTAATGATCTTCTTTTAAATTGTGCTGGTACATGTTTACCTTTACCAACTTGATATATACTTTCTTGATCAACCATTTCATTATTATCAAGTATATCATTTGTTAAATCAGTAGCACTATCTAAAGTAAATCCAAATTCATCTTGCAATGCTTTAATAAATTCATTCTTGTTCTTTTCAATACTAGCTTTATTTAAAGACTTATATTTTAATAAATAGTTTTTAGTAAATCTATCTTTACCATTATTATCTCTTAATTTACTTTGTTTACCTGTTCTAGTACCATCACTATATTCTTCTTCAACTTTAACTTGATCATTAAATAACTTATTACCAAGCTTATTTATTTTTACATAATATTCTCTAAGAAACTTTTCATTTGCTTTTAAATCAAACTCACCTTCAAAATCAGTTGGTAAAGTATTCCAATCTATATTCATTATTTTAGTAGGATCACCTTTAGAAACTAACCATCTACCAAAAGCATATATTAATTTTGAATCTCTTATAGGGTCTCTATTATTTTTTCCTAAAGCTTGTGCAACTTGAGAAGGTGTCATAGCCATATTTTTATATTCTGCTAATTGAAGATGTTTGTATTCTTCAAATGTTTCACCAGAATGTATTCGATGTAAGTAACCATTTACTAATGAACCTAATTTTCTTATAGCTTTACTTTGAAAAGAATCCTTCCAAAATAAATGAGGCATAGCGCCTTTCCATAAGAATGGTAATTCTTTAGCAGTTTCTTTTACACTTGACCATGTATCTCTATCTTTAGCTTGTTGTTCACCAGCATCTGCCATAGCATTAAAATCATCAGACGGTGATAATGGTCTAGCTCTAGCTCTTTTCTTAGCTTCTTCTGCTATATCTTTATTACTTCTTTGTATACCATTATTTAAAGTCATTTCTTCTTCAGCCCATTTACCTTCTTGAGATAAACGTTTATCTTCAGCTGGCGCTTGTCTTACAGCTACATCAGCCCATGCGCCTGCATTATAAGCTGTTCCAGGTACAGAAAATCCTGCACCTAAAGTTCCTCCTGCAATATAAGCATTAATTAATCTATTAGATAGCTCAACAGAATCAAATGGCTTATCACTACCATATACTGCTGCCATATAACCAGTAAGTTCTTGACCTAATTCAGTACTTGATTCTATACCAAATCCTCTAGCGGCATTCTTTGAAAAGTTTTTTAATAAACTACCAAACTTTAATTGATCCTTTGCAACTTTTACTACATCACCTGCTAACTTTGCAGATTCTTTTCGAGTCATATTACCTATAGCTGCTTTAGCTATATCATCAGTTGCTCCTGGGTTAGCCTGCTTATATGCTTGTATCATAGTATCTCTGTACTTAGAATCTAATAAAGTACCCTTAGCACCTCCCATAAGTCCTTTAAGACCTAGTCTATCTAGCACCGACATAGTAACACCAGCTGCTACAGCTAAGCTAGCACTCTTATCTTCACCTTCCATTTCATTCCAGTTCTGTCCTGCATATACTGAAACAGGCGCAAGCATACTAGCACCAACATTAGATAGCGCAGCAATACCTGTAGCACCTGCTAAAGATGTACCACCAGTTACAGGAGCTAACGCAGCACCACCTATAGTTACACCCATATAAGGTAAAGCCATAGCTGTCATGTTTCCCATATACTCAAAGAAACCACCAACACCATCTATATCCCATTCATTTCCTGTAACATTACCATCATCATCTAATTTATATTTTAGTATATTATTTTTTGTTTCAGGTTTGTTAGCAAGATATTCGTGTTGTCTTTTAATACCTTCTTTACCAAGCTCTTCTAACCAATTGATACCAGTTTTTTCACCGATCATATCAGCCATACCATAGGCACCTTCAATAACACCAGTCCATCCTGTATCAAAACTTTCAGACCAAGGATGAAGTGCTTTATTTTGAAGTGTTCTATCGCCATGCCTTTTGTATACCATATTATTAGAGTAATCAGCAGCTCTTCTTTTTCTTAAAGCATACATAGCATTTGATTCACCAGGTTGTCTTTCAGCATTTAACCTAGCTAATGTTTGTTCATCAAGTGCTACTTTTTTAAATTCAGTTTCATAAAACTTTTCACTATCAGCCATTTGATTAATAGCTATTCTTGCTTTATCAAACTGATCTAAGCTTTCATCTTGTAAGCTAGGTGTGCCTTCTGCTCTAAGCATTGCACCTATTTGTGATGCTCTTATTTCTTCAGGTGAACTAAATCTATTTAGCTTACCTATACCATAAGAGTTTAAAGTTTCTACAAAATCTCTACCATCTGGATCAGTAATTCTAACTAACTGTCTAGTACCAGTAGCATCCATCATAGGAGTACCATCAGAATTTGTAAGATAATGTACGTTGTTAAAGTCAAACTGTTCAGCTAGGTTTCTAATTTGTTTAGTAGCTTCCCAACCACCAGCAGTTCCAGGTTTTAAATTACCATCTATCATACGCATTATTTCAGGTGCACTTAAACCTTGTATTCTAAGAAGATTACCTTCTTTATTTACAAGAGTATCACCATCAATAAAACGATGCTCCATATTATCTATAGGTGGTGGTCTATCAAAACCAGACACATCTATATTAATAGTCATTAGTTAACTCCACTTAGTTTATTAGTAATATCAATTACAAATAATGCATACGGTGTTAGCCCTTCATTTCCGGGTTTCTTTGCAGCTTCTTCATATTCTTTTCGCCATAATTTACCTGTGTCTGGATTAATACCTTTAGGTTTACCGTTACTATCTTTACCTCTATTATTCCAAATATTTGCAGCTTCATTATAAAAACTATTAATATCTAGAGATACTGATTTAACTCTATCATTAATATTTATTAGAGTAGCTGTATCTATTTGAACAACTTCATCTCCAACTTTAGCCTGAGTTAAACCTGGGACCATCCTATCTAATCTTTGTTTTATAGTGGCTTCTTCTAAATAAGGTATTACACTACCTGCTTTTGATGATGTCTTTCCCTTTTGAGGATCAGTATAATTTTTAACTGCATCTCTCATAGCTATTTCTAAACCTTCAGCTAATCGTGTTAAAGGTACACCATTTTCTTGTGCCCAGAAAGCAACTCTTTGTGCATCTATTTCAGGTAAAATATCTGTAAAATCTTCATATTGCATTACTTGAGTAGCCTTATCTCTTTTTGTTTTTCTTCTACCAAACTTTTCTAAAAAGGCTTTCATTTGGTCTGCAATAACAGGTATTTTCTTTTCAGCTGCAGCATTAAATGGATCACTATTACGTACTTTAGTACCATCTTGACTATACCCTGCACCTATTCGGCTCTTACCATTTTCATCAAATGACCAATAAACTACATCACCTTCATTTGTTTTCATTTTAAATTTATAAGCCATTTGACCAGAAGGTCCAGTGTCTTTACCATACCATACTTTTCTTTCACCAGTACTTCTAACCTTTGCACCCTTAGGCATTAACTTAGTATAGTCACCTCGAGAATCTTTAAATGCTTGTAAAGATGCAGCCTCAAACTTATCAGAATTATCAGCTATATACTTATCTATCTGAGCAGTCTTAGCATCTACTCTTTTAAGATATTGTTTAGCAACATAATTAATTGAACTGTTATGGTCATAGCCTAATGCTCTTGAACCTAAATAAACAGCTGCAGCTCTTCCGATTTCTTTAGCATCTATAAGATCACCAAATAAAAACTTCATAGCGTCTTTAGCTTTCTGTACATTAGGATTCTTTGGATCTGTATTAGTTGTTAAGTTTGCTTTACCCTCATTAGTTGCAAGCTTATTTGATATTTCATTAGCTGTTGTATCATCCATTTGATTAGCTGCATTATTTAAATTAATTTCAGCTTCACTAGTATCAGGTTGAGGTAGCTTAGGTTGATTTGTATCTATCACTTTTTGTGCTGCTAACTTTTCAGATTGTGTAGCGTTAGGATTATTTAATACTGCTTTAGCATTAACTATTATATTTTTAATTTCAGCTTCATCCATTAAACCCTGATATAATTCACTAGGTTTATCAATAGGTAAATCAATAGATTTTTGTCTATCAATTTCTAATTGTTGCTGTCGCTTCTCTAAGTCTATAACTTGATTTCTAAATCTTTCTATTTTATCATTATCATTTGTATTAGAAATATCTTGTAATAATTTATTAATTCTTTTCTTATTAGTATTAATTTCATTATCAATAGCTTTAGTGGTTCTATCAGATTTATTTACATCATAACCAAAGTTACCTGCGCCATAAGTAGGACGTTCAGTTGACATAGCTTCTGCAGTTATATCATCTTCTTTTATTTGTCCTAGTATTTCTTCTGGAGCACGCTCTTCACCTAACCCTTGAGGATCATATGAAGGTACGAATGTTTGTTGATCTAATGGTAATACGTCAGATATATCTTCTTCAAAACCTGTTTTAATTTTAGTATTACTTCTACCTATAGGATCCGGAATATTACTTTCCATAATCATATCATCAGCACCAAAAGGTATAGTTTCAAAAGTTTTAGGTACTGGTGGCACACTCATATCCATTGATATAGATGTGCTATCATCTTCAGGTACTTGAACAGAACTTAACGAGTTATTATTTAATATTTCATTAGCTTTAGCTACATTTTGTTGTGAATCAAATATAAGTTTCATTATATCATCATCCATTGTAGAAGTAGCCTGACCGGTAGTTCCATATACTCTACCACCAGGATCTAAGTGCACTGCACCACCTTCTTTAAAAGGACTTATTTTTTCTGGTTTATCAAACTTAAAACCAATATTATTTGGATCTATAAAATCTTTTACAGTTTCAGCAACGCTAGTAGCTTTTTCTTTAATACCACTAAAGGGATTAGGAATGTTAAAGCTAAATCCATCTGAACTGGGAGGCACTTCTACCCCTGCCTCTCTATACTTATCATAAATTGAAGGATCGCCAAATGCTTTATTATCTATTAGCTCTTTTATTTCTTTAGATTTATTTTGTCTTCTATCATAATGCTCTGATCCTTTTTTAGGATTTTCAAATAGCTTTGTTATAGTAGTAGCTATACTTCCAGGAGAGCTATTAGAGGTAAGAGCTTCTTGTAGTTCTTTAACGTTACCTGCACCTACTGCAAATCCACTTTTATCTTTAGGATTTGGAACAGCATCTTTTGTAAAAATACTTTGCATAAAATAATCTAATTGAGATGCCATAGAATCAGATCTATCATTTGCGTTTAACCATTTTTTATAATAAGGTCTATGCCAATCAAATTGAAGTAAGCCTTCTCCCGGACCTATTTTTTCACCGGTATTTTCGTTTTGTTTTGTTTCATAATTATAAGTATACCCAGTTTCAACACCAATATTTCCCATAATACCTGCAATAGCATTATCAGTTAATTGAGGATAGTTTTCTTTTAGATGGTTATAAATATCAGATTGTCTACTTCTTTTATTTTTAAACTTTTCTCCAGCTATAACATCTTTACTAGGCTTAGGTACAGGCATGCCAACTTGTGCATACTCAGGTTTCATATCCTGTATTTCTCTACCTACATCATTCATCTGTTTAATCACAGGACCATATATATCTGTAGCTTCTTTGTTTACTACAAATTCACCAGGAGTAAGCCATGCTGGTACCGTATCAGTACCTCTAGGTTCTCCGGGATGATCATACATGGGTATGGAGGAAGTCATAGGAGGAACTTCCATTTGTCCTTCTGCAATATCAAACTCGAAAGACCTCATATTCCCGTAGCGATCTTTTTGTGTAAACTTTTTTAACTTCATGCTAAGCTCCTTTAGCTAATGGTCCGTATGTAACTTCTATTTCTTCGGCGACTTCGCCTCCGCCTCTTTTATATCTTATTTTTGATAAAGGTCCCATCATCATTTCTGGTACCATACCACCATGATTAAACAAACCAAATGCTTTACCTGCAAGTAATCCCATACCTACATAAGGAATAGCAGTACCTAATGCACCTAATGCACCCATACCACCTGCAGCTGCAGCACTACCAGCACCAGTAGCGGCTAGCGATCCGGGACCAGCTAACAAAGCGCCTGCGGGTGCTCCAGCACCTAACCCCGTAGCCGCGGCAGTACTAGCAGCCGGTGCACCAAATAAACTACCTGACATTAGTTTACCTGCAGCAGCTTCACCTAATTTACCAGCAGCTGATTGGCCTGCAGCCATACCAATAGTCTCCATAGCACCAGGTTGTTGTGCTTGCATTGGTCCAGGTCGTGCTGAGTATTGAGCAGCAGCTAATTGTTGTTCTTCCTCATTTGATTTAGCTAATTTTACAGCCATTATTTACCTCCACCACCAGTACTAGTTTGTGTTGTTTGTTGAGGCGCAGCGCCTAAGTAACCAAAATATCTTTTAGCTACGGTACCCGGAGCATCTAACTTTTGTTGTTCGTATGCTTGATAAGTACTTCCAACATCACCAAGTCCTTTAGTGCCTAATGCTATATCTTTTTGTTGTTGCTGTTGAAACTGCATTGATCTATCTGCTAATGCACCTGTTAAAGCTGCTTGATTACGTGCAGATCCTAATGAACCACCCATAGCTGCTTGACCTGCTGCAGTACCTGCAAGATTAGATATATCTCTTTGAGCTGCACCTGTATAATCAAATGCACCCGTTCCTGTAATAGCTTGGTTAGCTAATTTTTTCTGTGCTTCTAATGCTGCTGTTTGACTAGGATCCATTGCAGCTACAACACTACTTGTATCTCCTTCTCTAATTTTACCGATGTCTGTTTCGTATTGACCTGTAACATCTTTTAAAACTTTTTCTAAATACGGCTTAAACTCCGGATCAATACCTGATTGAGTAACCGTTTGTTGTGGCGCTCTGCTTCCTCCACCCATAATTTATTCTCCTATGATACCCCTTATTGAAGTACTTAATTTAGCATTATATCTTTTTGCTAATAGTTTTCCATATCTCAATGAATCACTTTCCCCTCTCACTGAGTCTGCTCTCCAGTGTTTACCACCATGTTTTTTAGTATGCTCTATCATAGCATCAAATAATTTATATACTATGTAAGCATTATTCTTATTCTCTAAATTTACAATACAATCTTTAACATCCATTATATATTTGTTATTATAATAATTAACATATGCATGCGCTGTTAAGAATCCCTGTATATTATGTTCGGTATAACAACCTATTGCTAAATAATGTGGATTTGTTTTTTGATGTTCAACTATATCTAAAAAGTATCTCATCCATACAGCTTCATTATATTCAAAGCCATGAAACTCACCATTGATTGTAACGTATTCTTTCATTAAACGTATTGCGTCTAATGTATCATTGTCCTCTATTAATCTTATCTTCAATTACTTTGGCTCCTCAGGAAATACAATCGTATCAGGATCTGTAACTCCTTTAGTTATATCTCTAAGTTGTTGTCTATAAGTTTTCCATGCATCTTGTGTACTTGGGTATGTGCTGTCAGATAATTGTGTGTAGTCTGAATCTTTAAGTAGTTGATCTCTTTTAATTCTAATAGACTTAAATTTATAATCGTTACCTTTAAAAAAGTTTTTATTTACTGGATCATAAGTCCAATCAGTTATACTACTTATTACATCTTGACTTGTTGTTACTAAAATTTCACCTTCAATTTCAGTAGATATTTCACCTGTACTACATCTAATGGGTTTATTGTTATATACAATTACATTATACATTATGCCACCTTATACTCAATTAACATTATATGACCTATTCCACTACCATCTTGTGAACCACTTATACTTAAAGTACAAGTATATGTAGCTCCTTTAGTTAAGTTTCCAGAATTAAAAGCACCTGTAAAATCTCCAAAAACATTTCTACCTGTTCTACTAACACCAAAACTAGCACCAGATACTCCTGATCCTGTAACGGCTAAAGTTAAACCAAGAGAGGGAGGATTATTTTGATCTCCACCACCATTAGTTAATTTACCACCACAGAAAAATAAAAGTCTAGTATTAAAATTTGCATTATTAGTTGCAGTAAATGAAAAAATATTTACGCTAGTATTAGTTTGAGAAGGAATTGTAACAGATCCTGCTCCACCCTGAGTATTCATAATAACACCAACATTTAACTGAGGTGCTGTAAATCCTCCTGATACTGTAACGCTTCCTGCATTAATAGTACCACCATTAATAGTACCTGCAGTAATAGTTCCTAAGTCAGCACTAATAGCTGCTAAGTTAGTTGTACTTATTTTACCAGCAGCTACTGTACCATTAACTAATACACTACCTTGTACTGTTGAGTTACCTCTAATATTAACGTTATTAAAATCAGCATCCCCAGTTCTTTGTATCTGCCAACCTGCACTACCAGCACTATAATTATCTGATTGCAATACAGAGCCTATAGGTATAAATCCTTCTACAGTTCCAAAAGTTATTATCTGTCCGTTAGTAACTTCACTAGTTTCAACATGAAATGTAACTTGCCAATGTTTATGTGATATAGTTGTACCACCACCTACTGCTGTAGTAATAGGAACATACTGCCAGCCAGAAGTTAATCCTGTAAATACACCTGAATCATAATCATAACCAGTGGCTGTTGGAGCTGAGGGTGCACCTGTAGATGCTACATTATAATATAGTATACCAGAAGCTACTGCACCACCATATAGTAATTTAGCATTACTCCATTTAGCAGTAACTGTTTGACCGGCTTGGCCTTTTATTCTAGCTTCAGAAAACCATACATTAATACCAGCTCTATCTAATTTTGTTTTAGTCCATCCTGCACTTGAATTCCATACAGCTCCTGATACTTGATAAGATGTTGTACCTGGATTAGTAGGTCTTGCTGCTACTTCTCTATATTGTTTTATTATAACATCTATTTCTTCATCTGAGTATGGCGAAAAAGTTTGACCACTTACAGGTAAAGCTGGTAAGACATCTGCATATGCAACATACGCAACAAAACCATCACCGTCTGCAAATGGTGTAAACTGTTGTACTGCACCATCTTGTGTTTTAGAATATACTGCAATTAAATTTTGAGGCACATTTACTGATTCATTTATATTATCTATTTGATGTTGTATTCTATTAGTAGCTTCAGTAACAGACTTTTCCCATGCTAACGTTGAGTCATCTTTATTAATATCTAAAGAAGGTTCATTAATCGTCATCTAGTTCCTCCATCTTGAACTTCTATTTGAAGACCTGATAAATTCCATGATGTTGATGTAGCTGTACCATCATCTACTCTATAACTCATAAATCTACCATTTAATCTAGCATCTGATTTATAAGAAGCAGCAACATCAAAAGTACCTGTAAGAGTAGGATTAGCAAAGTCTATTGCAGCTCCTGGATTATTACTTGAAATTGTTTTAACATTTAATGTGCCAGTACCCTGAGTTAATAAAGCTATTGAACTAAATTGTTCTGTATAAAATTCAGGTGTTATAGATAATGTATTACGTTCTAAATGAGAAGTATAAGGATCATCACTATTATCTAATACTCTATGTGTATAACCTATATCAGCTGCTAAGATAGAAGAGCCAGAGTTACTTGTTCCTGATGTGCATACTTGTGCAAACACTGGAAATAATTTATCAAAGCTAACTGTGCTTGTAGTCCAAGGTCTCTCATTATTTCCTGAACCTTTAACAGGTGCGATAACGCCAGATACAACTCCATTCAAATCTCTTAATGTCCAATTGTTTAATCTAAAATTATATATTAATGCTTCATTACAAACTGTGCTAGTACCTTTAGGATAGTTAATCCATATCTCATCTTCTTTTTGATTACGTAATACAAATAGCTTATTAGCTTTTGCATTATTTAAATTGCTATAAAAATAATCTCTTACTCTTGCATCAGCTATTGAAGTTATATTACCAGGATTTCCTGTAAATATGTATATATCATTACTACCAATAACTAAATGTCTACCACTAAATTCTATAACACCATTAGTTGTTTGCGCACCGTACTGTGAAGTAACTGGTGAAAATGCAACAGGTGTTACAAGGCTATTAGTTAATCTTAAATTATGTATAGAGGTATTAGTATAAATATACATATTACCTTGAAGCTGTACTAAGTCTTGTACAGTTGCAGTATCTGATAATGTAAACTCATCAGCTGTATTAGTTCCTTCTGCAAATGGATTCCAGTTCTGTGGTACTGAACCTGGTACTGCTACATCTGAAGTTCTTACAACTCCTGGTAAGCTACGTATAACACCAGCTGTTGTACTTTCTTTTAAATTACCTGCAACTAAAAAGTTACCAAAAGATCTTATAACACCGCATCTAGTAAATATTGGATTTCTTGATACAACAAAACATCTTACAACATCATTCTCTACAATATTAGTATTAAAAACAATATTAGTAGTATCTGTTTCTGTATTAGTATATATCGCATATTGAAAGTTAGTATTAGCTGAAGTAGCTGGAGTTGCTGGTACATCTCCTGGTACAAAGTTTGTAGCTATTACACCACCATTAGGTGCATTACTTCCTGCATTAGTACCAGCAGCTATAGGTGCACATTCAGTTGTAGTTTCATTAGGTGTTTGTTTAGTTACAAATAGAGTGTTCTTAGTAAAATCTATTTTTTGTCCTAAATCAAATAATCTAGGATTATCAACTGTAACTCCTGTATTACCAAATGCTAACTTAACTGTAGCTTCTAATACTTTAGGAGCTGAGTTATATGATTCCCATCCTGGTAGTTTAGCAAAGTTAGGTACTGCAGCTATATCTGTATTGTCAACATCATCCATTATATAATGAGGTGCTTGTATACCATTATTTATTATTAAACAAAATCCACCAGCAAACTCAGTTGACTGCCAGTTTTCACTTGCAGAAAAACCTTTATTAGCTCCTGTACTTTGTAAGTCTATGGTAGGTGTTATATCATTTATAGTACCATCAGTTCTATAAAGAAATGTACGATTACCTACTACGTTACCACCTATTTTTTGTTCAGCTACAAATACATAATAAGTAGTATTAGATGGAACTAAGTTAGGATTATTCCACCATGTTATAAATAATATATCTCCTGCAGTAGATCCTCCAGGCATTGGTATAGTTAAGTCAGCTGTTAATGCTACATCACCTTTCATTTTGTGAGCAGCCATATCTCTAAATCTTATATTTCTGGCATCAGTAAATACGTTAGGCGCTAACCCAACTGTAGGTGTATCTTTAACTACACCAAATTTAGTTAGGTCATTAATAGGTATAACTTTACTCGCCATTTAATTCTCCTTTATGCACATTCCTTTTGACCAGTTTCAGGATCTATAAAACACGCTTCGACTTTTTCATCTGAAGTGTCTTTATCTTCTTCCACTGTTTGTAAGACGCCAAATCTTTTGCCACTAAGTCGAAACGTCGTGCAACCTTTCGCACCACCTTTCCAGGCATCAACATATACTTGTTTGAAATCTTCATATGTAACGTCATCTCCTACATTACATGTCTTAGAACAAGCACTATCTATATAGTTTTGTGCTAATAATAATACTGATAAATGCTCTTGTACATTTATATCATTAGCAGATCGTCCTTCTTTTCCTTTTCTATAAGCATAGTCTTCAACTCTTTCTGTCTTAGGACCTTCGAAAGTTTGTATTGTTCTATCATAGTAATGACTAAATACAGGTTCAATTCCTCCACTTACATTATCAGCTACTAAACTAATTGTACCAGTTGGAGCTATTGAAGTTAAATGACTATTACGAATACCATACTCTCTAATTAATTTTTTAACTGATGCTGGTAATCCTCTAATAAAATTTGACTTTAAATAATCTTCTCTATATAATGGGAAAGCACCTTTTTCTTTTGCTAATAATGCAGATGCTTTATATGTAGTATCTCTTAAGCATGCAAATATTTTTTCAGCCCAAGTCATAAATCCATCTGATGCATAAGGTAAACCTATTAGCTCACCAGCATTAGCTAAGCCTGTAACACCTAGTCCCATTCTTCTTTTATCTTTTGCCTCGTCAGCTTGTTTCTTTAACGGATAAATAGTTCTATCAATTACGTTGTCCATTGCTCGAACTACTTCGTATATATCTTCTTTAAACTTTTTAAAATTAAACTCAAAATGTGATTCTGCTTTTTCACCACCAGCTATTTGTTCTTCATCTAAATACTTTGTAAGATTAAAAGATCCTAATAAGCAGGCACCATATGCAGGTAATGGTTGTTCGCCACACGGATTTGTAGCAAATATATCTTCACAATAAAAAAGATTATTCATCTCACCTATGCGATCAATAAATAAAACACCAGGCTCAGCCCAGTCCCAAGTGCTATCCATGATTTTATCCCAAAGGTCTTTTGCGCATATAGTCCTGTATGGCTTTCCTTCGAATTCCAACGTAAAGCTGCTATCCAAATCATTTGTTAATGCCTCCATAAATTTATCAGTTATACCAACACTAATATTAAAACCAGTGAGATTATCAGAATTACGTTTAGCAGTAATGAACTCTTCAATATCCGGATGGTCGACTCTGAGGACACCCATCTGCGCCCCACGTCTGTGTCCTGAGCTAGCGATGGTTTGACACACAGCATCAAAGATACCCATGAAGGAAACAGGGCCGCTAGCCTGGCTATCGAGTGATTTAATTTTGTCACCTCTTGGTCGGATGCGACTAAAGTCATAACCAATCCCACCCCCTCTACGCATCGTCTCAGCAGCTTCACTGGCCTTCTCCATTATACTGTTCATGTTATCCTCGATTACACCTGAAACAAAACAGTTATATGCAGTTGTAATCCTATTAGATCCTATTGCAGCTTGCACTCTACCTGCTGGTAAGAATCTCATATTACCTAGTATATCTTCTAGTTCATATCTATGTTCATCACTATCTGATAAAGCTCTTGATATTCTTTTAATTTTTTCATCAAAGCTTTCATCTTTTTGTCTATATTTCATCATATCAATTTCTTTTGATATAGATGTTTCTGGTCCTAAGTATTCTGTATTATGCATTATTGCACCCCCTAAAATTACGATGTTATAGGGGACATTTAATTAGTCTTTCATTTTACCAATTTTATCAACTAATACATTGATTTGTGACTCTAATGCTTTCTCTTCTGGACGCTTCTTTCTAGCACCTAAGTAACCTGCTAATATCCATAGCACTCCAATAACTACAGCTATACCAATCATATACTGCATAAAGTTTGCAATAGCAAAAGACATTAGTTCGTAAAACGAATTTATTTGTCCATCTTCACCACCGTAATCGGCAGCACTTAAAGGCTTATCATCCACTGCGAGACTTCCAGCCAACGCACCACCCGCAGTCACACCTGCAACGATCGCAGGACTGCTTGTAACCAGACTTGCAACAGCTGCAGCTCCAGACGCGCCAGCACCCGTAACCAAATCTGAAAAGTCTGTACGGCAACTCGCTAATAGTAACATAGGTAGTATTAAGTACCTCATAAAGTTTTCTCCTTATCATCTTTTTTCCTTTCCTTAAACTTACATTGTTCTCTCATATTTAATTGTGATTTAAATTTTTCTTTTACATTAGTATTATTACAATTATCTATAAATATCATCAATGCTTTAAACGCAAATCCCTGGAATAACAGTTTATTATTATTATAAAATTTACCTTTATCTTTATTTATTTCCAGTTTATAATTCTTATGTGCATAAATCAAAGTATTCCCCGTTGTACTAGCATCCATAAAGTTCCTACGATGGCTCCTACAAAGACGATTCCTAGTAATATGACTCCTACTATTTGAAGTAAGTTTCTACGTAGCTCAGCTTGTTTATATAAGGTTTCTTGTCGTTGCTTCCGTATTTTAACTTGCATCTTTAAAAGATCTTGCCATGCGTTTGGGCCATGTGTTAAGTTAATCCAGTTACGTAATTCTTCTTCCATTGCCTCGGCTTTCTTTTTAGCTGCAAATGCATCCATAGCTTCTTGTTCTACACTACTCCCTGCAAATAATTTTTTAAATACCGGTGGATTAGTTGCCATCTTAGCTGATTGATTAACATCAGAGACTGCACCCATCCATCGTCCTATGTCGCCATACATTGATTCGACATCTTTTCCCATCTGGAAGCCCTTCTTAATTAACGTGAAGGCGCTTGAGGCCGCCGCAAGGGCCGTTACAGGATCCATATATTATACCTCTCTAGTCTTTCTTCCTCGGTATACAGTATGCTTTCACATATATTTTGTCCCCTGCCACTCTTTGATTATGATTCTGATGTGCTACTTTTGCTGAGTACTCTAAACAAACATCTAAGTCATTAAAGTAAACGGGCTCTTGTTCTTTACCCGCTAAGAATACAATCAGCACCCATAGCATTACTTCATCCAGCCTGCTGTTATATTACTAACAACACCTATAGTACCTCCTAATCCCATCATTAACCAGAAGGCGCCTCTCCAACGGTTAGCGGTAGCTTTTAAATCTTTAACACTGTCCCGCATTTCTTTCATGTCTTCTTGCATAGCTTCAACTCTTTCTTCTAGTCTAGCTAAAGCAATTTCTAATTTTTGTTCTTGTGACATCTTAGTCTCCGTTGAAAGTTTCATTTATCCTTTAATTTCCTGAATAGTTAAATTTGAAGTTGATGAACCTAACCAATCTGAATTATCACCTCTTCTAGATCTGTTAATATAGAACTCTGCATTGGTACTATCGCCATTTATCATTTGTAATTTTATAGTTTGCTGAGAAGTTGTATTTGCAGCCCATAAATAATTAATAGGACATTGAAAAAATCCATATTGTTCATCTTGTGCTGAAGCTGATTGTATATACCAATAACCTAACCCAGTATGTCCTTTTGTTCTATTACCACCAGTTCCTGATCCAACATGCCCACTTCCTGCATATATTGCAATCATAGGTGTAGTATCTATTGTCGGACCTATTGAAACAAAACCAGTTATTAATATTTTATTAGCAGTAGCTGATGGAGTTATATTTAAAGATAGCCCAGATATATCAGTCCAACTTGTAGATTGAAATGTTCTTACATCAGTTATTGTTGCTGATAAAGTTTGTATTACAGAACCAGTAGGCATAGTTAATTTAGATGAAGCTATCGCAGCACTTGCATTTATTTGTGTATTAGTTAGAGTACCATCGGTGACTCCGAGAGCTTTTAGTTTTGTGATAGCCATTTAGTTCTCCTTACTTAGGTAGTGTTGATTCCTCGCTTACTTCTTTAGCTGTCTTAACAACTTTCAAAGTAAAGGCTTGTGTTACTTGTGCATCTTCACCTGTTGCTATTTGAATATTATTAGCATTACAATGTGCTGTGTTAGCTGCAATGATTTCGTCTTTAGCAATCCTTGCTCTGTTTTTAAGAGCATTGTCTACCCACTCTTGTGTTGATAAAGCACAGTAAGACATTGCTTTATCTTCTGTGTCTGTAAGTTTAACAGTATAATCTGCCATAATTCTTCTCCTTGTTTTTGTTATCCTAATAAATATGCAGTAGCAAACATTGCACCTTCA